GAAGCTGATCAAGAAGGCTTTTGGTATGCACGATAAACAAGAGCATCCCGGCAAGCACACCGACTTGAGCAAACTCAAGAAGGGTGGCAAAATCCACAAGATGGCCAAGGGTGGCGTCACTGGTAAAGCCATGAGAGCTGTTGGCCGCAATTTGGCTCGCGCTCACAACCAAAAACCTGGGAGCAAATGATGGCTACTCAAATCAAACCTACAAAAAAGAATAGCCCAGCTATTCATCAAGGTAAAAACTCTGATAACGGCCCAGCAGAACAGTATGCCGGTCGTTATAAAGAAGCCGCACTTGATTTAGACGCTAGGGCAAACCGCAGTAAAGCTGACACACTAGATATGTCTATTGGCGGAATCAGTAAGTCTGCTGGCAATGAGCCCGCTAAGACTGACGGCATCAAGATTCGTGGTACCGGAGCTGCTGAACGTGGCGTGATGGCTAGAGGACCAATGGCGTGAATTACACTCAGCTTAAACAACTGATACAGGATTACACACAAAACTACGAGACTACTTTCGTAGCGGATATTCCTACGTTTGTTGAGCAAGCTGAGCAACGCATTTACAACTCGGTACAGTTCCCGTCTTTGCGCAAAAACGTGACGGGTAACATCACGCAGTACAGCCAGTATTTATCTGCTCCTACGGACTTTTTGGCGCCTTACTCGCTGGCTATTTATCAAAACACAACGACCACCGCTACAGGCACGTCTGGTACTTATACCATCACGATTGGCTCAAACACCAACGTAGCGCTTGGACAGATTGTATCTGGTACAAATATTCCAAACGGTGCAACAGTTACCAACATCAATGGGCTTGTAATCACTTTGAATTTACCATTATCAGGCGCTGTGTCTGGTAGCGTTAACTTTCAAGGCAATTATTTGTACTTGATTAACAAAGACGTTAACTTCATTCGTGAAGTGTACGGCAACCCAGTTTCTTACGGAACGCCTCAGTATTACGCTTTGTTTGGCCCAACTGTTAACAGTAGCGGAGTGACAAATGAACTCTCTTTCATCATGGGCCCCACTCCTGATGCTGCTTATACTGCCGAGCTGCATTATTACTATTATCCTGTGTCTATTGCAGATACGACTAATAACCCAAATGGTACTTCTTGGCTTGGTGACAATTTTGACACCGTACTTTTGTACGGCTCTCTTGTTGAGGCTTACACTTTTATGAAGGGTGAGACTGATATGATGACGTTGTATAACCAGAAGTATGTCGAGGCACTTGCTCTTGCTAAACGTCTTGGAGATGGAATGGAGCGTCAAGACGCGTACAGAGACGGTCAATTTAGGCAGCAAGTCACATGAGCATAGTCCAGACCGCAACCACCAGCTTCAAAGTGCAGCTTGCTCAAGGGCTGCACAACTTTGGGCCGACCAGCCCAAACACGTTTTATATTGCACTGTTTACATCTTCAGCCACAATCAATGCGTCAACAACGCAGTATTCAAACGCTCTGGTTGGAGAAGTAACAGGCGGAGGTTATACGCAAGGTGGCCAGCAGTTAACAATTACTCAGACACCAACATCTGGAGCAACAGGCGGGACAGTAGCATACTGGTCTTTTGCCAATGTGGTATGGAGCCCAGCTTCATTTACAGCTCGCGGCGCTCTGATTTACAATGCAAGTCAGAGTAATGCATCAGTGGCCATTTTGGATTTTGGGGCAGATAAGATCTGCAATACATCATTCACGATTCAGTTCCCAGCAGTTACCAACACAAACGCAATATTGCGGATCGCATAAGGAGTTATCATGACAAACGAACTTTCAAATTTTGGAGACAACGCTGTTGTGACACTCCAAGCAAACGCTAAAGTACCCGAAGGCATGGGTATTGAAGGCTGGTACGAAGTGGTCTGCCGCGATGCAGATGGCAATCTAAAGTGGGAAGAAAAGTTCCCCAACTTGGTGGTTGCTGTTGGTAAGCAGTTGATGTTGGACACGCTCCTGAAAGGCAGCTCCTATACAGTAGTTGGACCTTACCTTGGTTTGATTTCCAATACATTCACTGCGTCTGCATCAGACACAATGGGTTCGCACACATGGACTGAGTTCACAGCTTATACAGTTGGCGGTTCTGCTGTTCGTGGTACCGCTGTGTTTGGATCATCCACATCGACTGGCTCTACTCCTTCTAATGTGACTTCAAGTACCGCAACAGCAATTACTTACACGATCACAGGTTCAGGTGGTACAGTTTACGGATGTTTCTTGGTGACCGGCACAGGCGCTGTAAGCACACAAGGTTCAACGGCAGGTATTCTGTATTCAGAAGGTTTGTTTGGTACAGCCAAAACCACAACTGCTGGCGACACCGTATCTGTAACTTACAGTACGACCGCTACATCTTGATAGATGTTTGGTTTATCCGCCTTTGCCCAATCCCCGTTCGCAGCAACGGGTAGTAATTCTTACGCTTTTTCAATTGCAGAGAATTCAGGGCTGGCGGATAGTAGTACGCAGGCGTATGCCTATGTTTATTCAATTGCAGAAGCGGTAACTTCCAACAATACAGATTCTGAAATTGATGTTTTCTATGATGGAATTGTAGAAGGATTAACAAGCGCAGACACCCCCACTGCAAGCGCAGGGTTCTACTTTACTGATACAGAAGGCAGCACCATAGGGGACTCCGAGTCCATATTGGCGCAGTTTAGTGTTTCTGATACTGAAAATCTAACGCCCGGTGATTCCGCAACTCTTTCATCTCAGTACACGTTTACAGATACTGAAAACTCTGGTTTAGCAGACACTCCAACAATTTCTGCGCAGTTTAGCGTTTCTGACACAGAAGGATCAACGCTTGCGGATACTCCAAGTATTAAAGCTGGATTTGTGCTTACGGATACCGAAGGCGTAACATCTGGGGATACGGCGGCTATTGCTGCGGCATTTGCAACTAGTATTGCTGAAAACTTAAAACCTGCGGATGTTATTACTTCCGGGTTGATAGTTTTATTCACGATCACAGAAAATGCAAGGATAGCAAACACGCAAACAATCTCAGCCCAGTTTGCACTATCTTTGATTGAAAATGCTACGTTGGCTGACGCACCTGCTACGCAATCTGCTTACCTTGAAAGCATCATCGAAAACTTGGTAGCAGGAGATTCAAATATCACGGTTGGATGGTTCATAATCAATGACAACCAGACGCCAAACTGGCAAAATATCAATATTACCCAGACACCCGGCTGGACACTGATTCAAGGATAAAAAATGGCTCTTCAAGTCGCTGATAGAGTACAAGTTGTAAGCTCGACGTACACCACCAGTAGTTTTACGTTGGGGTCTGCTGTCACCGGGTTTCAAGGCTTTTCTGCTCTGACAAACGGAAACACAACTTATTACGCCGCTACAGATTCAAGTGGTAACTGGGAAGTTGGGTATGGCGCATACACATCTGCCACTCCAGCGCTGGCTCGCACAACCATCTTGGCTTCTAGTAATTCTGGGAGTGTTGTGACTTTTAGTGGTACGGTTAATGTGTTCATCACATACCCAGCAGAGAAAGTTGTTATTCAAGATGCCAACGGAATTGTGGCATGGACTAATCAAGCTCCCGGTTATACGAACACGGTAACGGCTGCGGGCACAACAACAATAACAGCTTCTGCAACGTACTACCAACACTTTAGCGGGACAACCACTCAGACACTTAAACTTCCTGATGAAACAACGATACCAACAGCCACTGGGTACATTGTTGATAATGATTCCTCTGGTAATGTTACCATTCAGGATAGCGCAGGCAATACATTAGCAACCGCAATTCCAGGTGGAGCTGGCTGGATTTACTCTTTGTCTAATGGCTCTGCAACAGGTAACTGGGCTGGGTATTTGCTCCCTCCCGGAAATAGCGCCACTGCACCGTTGACTTGGGGGACTGCTGGCTTAAACATGGCTGGCCAGTATCTTCAGGGCGTAACGACTTTAAATATGACTGGTCAGTTGACCAACACTGTGGCCACAGGAACTGCTCCTTTTGTTGTGTCAAGCACCACGCAGGTAGCCAATTTAAATGCAGCTACAGCAGGCTCTGTAACAAATGCTTTGACGCTTAACAACAGTGGTTCAGGCGCAGCGTCTGGAACGACATACAACGGATCAAGTGCAGTCACTTTATCCTACAACACCCTTGGGGCGTCTCCAGTTGCAGGCTCATCAAGCATCGTTACCGTTGGTACAGTTACCACTGGAACTTGGAATGCAACAGCGGTTGGTGTTGGATACGGTGGAACAGGACTTACATCAACACCCACCAATGGCCAAATTGATATTGGAAATGGATCAGGGTTTACCAGAACAACTCTAACGGCTGGTACAGGTATTTCTGTTTCCAATGCCTCTGGTTCTATTACCATCACAAATACCAGCCCATCGTCTGGCGGCACTGTAACATCTGTTTCCGGAACAGGCTCAGTCAACGGTATTACCTTGACCGGTACGGTGACGTCATCTGGTTCTTTGACTTTGGGTGGAACACTTGGAAGTATCGCTAACAGCCAATTAACAAACTCATCAGTTACAGTAACTGCGGGTACTGGATTATCTGGTGGTGGTGCAGTTTCTCTTGGAAGCTCTGTTACTTTAAGCAACGCAGGCGTAACATCCAATGCAGCAGGCACAGGTATTTCGGTATCAGCTTCAACGGGTGCTGTTACTATTACCAATTCAGGCGTAACTTCATTGTCCGCAGGTACCGGCATTAGCGTTAGCGGATCAACTGGTGGTGTAACGGTTACAAATAGCGGTGTAACTTCTGCTGTTGCTGGCACGGGCGTTTCAGTCAGCGGTTCTACTGGAGCGGTTACATTCAGTATTGGCCAAGCAGTTAGTACTTCTTCCAGCGTTCAGTTTGGTTCGCTTGGTGTTGGTACGGCGGCTTCAGGTACAACGGGGGAGATCAGGGCAACCAATAACGTCACAGCTTATTATTCTTCTGACAGAAAGTTCAAGGAAAATATTCATGATGTGCCAGATGCTTTGGAAATTGTTTGTGCTATTGGTTCTAAGATATTTGATTGGACAGACGCATATTTGACAACGCATGGTGGTGAAGACGGATACTTCATCCGTAAGTCTGATTTTGGTGTGATTGCCCAGGATGTGGAAAAAGTATTCTCAAGAGCAGTCAGGACTAGGCCAGATGGGTCACTTGCGGTAGACTATGAGAAGTTAAGTACATTGGCTTTTGGTGCTATTGCCCAACTGCTAAAACGTGTTGAAGCATTGGAGAATAAATAATGGCAGCCAATACAACTCTATTGGGTCTTAACCAACCAGCTACTGGTGGTGAATCTGGTATTTGGGGAGATGAGGTTAACAATGGCTTCACAGCTCTTGTAGACATTTCTGTGGCTGGTACCAACAATTTAACAGCTGATAGTGATATTACGTTGGCTATTTCAAATGGTACAAATACATCTAGCTTTTCCAGCACAGGTACAAATTCAACCGTTGCTCAATATTATGTATTGAACTGTAGTGGGTCTAGGACTACCACAAGAAACATTATTGTTCCATCATCAAGCAAAACGTATGTAGTAATTAACAACACTACAGGTGGTTATGCGGTTACAGTTAAGAAGAGCGGTGGTACAGGTGTATCAGTAGCAAACGGGGAAACTGCGCTTGTTTACTACAACTCAACTACAGGTGATGTGGTAAAGGTAACAACCAATACATACACATCCGGTGCATCCATTCTTTATGGAAATAACGCAGGTGGATTTAGCAATGTAACAATTGGGTCAGGATTGTCATTTTCTGGCGGCACATTGTCTTCTACTGTTTCCCCCGGCACAGGTACAGTGACATCTGTTTCAGGTACAGGAACTGTAAACGGTCTAACTCTTTCTGGGACGGTAACAACTTCCGGCAATATCACATTGAGCGGGAACGTAAGCAGTATCACAACCGCAGATTTTTCAGTGCTTGAATCTGGCGGAAAACTCGTCATAAAATACGGCGGAACAACGCTATTCAGTATTGACAGCAGTGGGAATATGACCACAATTGCAAACGTAACAGCATACGGTACACCATAAGGGGATTAACGCATGACAATGAATTCTTCAGGCCCAATCAGCCTTGCAGGAACAACAGCAGGTCAATCTATTGAGATTGAACTTGGTGGCGGTGGAACTACCATGATTTCATTGAATGATACCAATGTTAGAACATTGGCTGGTGTACCAAGTGGCGCTATTATTATGCCTACCAACTTTTGGGGTAAAAGTAATGCAAGTGCATTTGTAAGCTTTTTAACTAATGGTTACTATAGTAATGCAAATACAAGCGGTTTAGATTTTGATACAAGCGGAAATATAATTTATTCAACTTATTCTCTTCCATCTTATTATCCAGCAACTGAATTATTTGTATCAACAAGTCCAACTGGATCTTTAAATTCTCAAAATTACATAACAACAAGAAACAATACTTATATTTATAATACATCTAGTCCCTACGGAACAGTAATAGATAGTTCTAACAACTATTATTTATTTGGAGTGGGTGGTTCTCAACGGCCAACGTTTACAAAAACAAGTTTGTCGGGTACTGTATCAATTAGTACATTTTTTAATACTTATAGTACTGCTTTTTTTAGAAATGCCTCTTACGATTCAACATCAAATAAAATTTATGTAGGAGTAAATGATACTGGTTCTTTGATCTCCAATCGTCCAAGAGGAGGTTATTTTATTTTTCCTTTAAGCACATATACTGGAACGCAATCTATAACTGTTAATTATGTTGGTGGCTCTCTGAATGGTTCTAATTTTGATAATACTGGTATAGGAATTTCAACTATTAGTTATATTTCTAGTACACCATATATTACTGTTTGTGTAAACTGGAATTCAGGAGGTGCAGGTCCTGGATTTACAACTTTCAATGCAAGTACTAATGCTCAAGTGGCTCAATACAAATTAAGTGGCATCAGCACTTTTAGTTGGGGCTTAAAATATTCTTGGGATTCAAACGGATATTTATATTTATGTGGTTCAGCAGGCCCAGCAGGAGCGGGCTCGTTTTGGATTGGACAAAATTCACAAGGCACTTCAAGTTCATTTGGTTGGCAAAAATTATTAACTTCAGCCTCGGTAAATGGAAGTACCACTACTCTTTCCTATGCGAGTACAGCTACAGATTCTTCAAACAACGTATATATGTTAGGACAAATATATGATAGTGCATCTCAACAAATTTACATTGCAATAATTAAATATAACTCAAGCGGAACATTACAATGGCAAAGAACATTGTCATTTTTTAATCCAAGCTATGGACTTTTATACAATAACGCAAATTCTATATTGATTGATTCATCTGCTGGATATTTTTATATTGCTGGGGGTATATATCAACAAAATGTTAATACTGGCGCTTCTACATATACATATTTAATTAAGTTGCCTTTAGATGGATCATTAACTGGAATATATTCGCCATCTGGAAGTATTTATGCAATGTATTCTTACGGAAATTTAAGCGAATCAACTCCATCTGGAGCTTTAACTTCTTATACTTCTGTAAGTTCTGCAACAAGTACTTATGCATCTAACGCTAATGGATGGACTTTTTACACATCTACTAGCAGTCTTGTATCTTCAAGCACAACTATTACTTCATCAACAAGCGGTTCTGCAACTTATTCAGAAGCAGGTACATATTCTTGGATTTGCCCAGCAGGCGTAACAAGTGTATCTGTAGTTGCAATAGGCGGAGGAGGTTCTGGATATTCTGTAGTTCCTTATAACACAGGAGGTGGTGGTGGAGGAGGTGGTGGTTTAGGTTATAAGAATAATTATTCTGTTACTCCAGGTAATTCCTATACCGTTGTTGTTGGGTACGGAGGGTTAGGACCAACTGGTGGTACTAATGGATCACAAGCTGGAACTGATAGTTATTTTGTTTCAACTTCTGTTGTTAAGGGTGGTGGTGGTAGTGGTGGAGCTTCTTATTCAGGTGGCAATGCATCTGGTGGAACTTACACTGGAGATGGAGGTGGTAACGGTGGTTTAGGCGGTGGAGATACTAGTGGAAATGTTGGAGGCGGTGGAGGTGCTGGCGGTTACTCTGGTAGCGGGGGTAATGGCGGTAATACAGCAAGTGGTGGCTCTGGAGGTGGCGCTGGTGGTGGTGGACAAGGTCTCGGTTATAGCCAAGGTGGTGGCGGTGTTTATATCTTAGGACAAGGAAGTAACGGTTCTGCTGGAGGTACAAATAATCCAGGAACTGGCGGATCTGGAGGATCACCTGGTAATGTGCCGCCAATTATAAGTGGTCAAGGCGGATTTTTTGGCGGCGGCGGAGGTGGTGGATATAATTATCCTGGCTGTTGCTGTAACCCAGCTTACACACTTTATGGTGCAAATGGAGCAAACGGAGCTGTTCGTATAATATGGCCTGGTTCATCAAGATCATTCCCTTCAACTAACGCAGGAACTCCATAATGAATTTGTATATTCGTATTAAAGACGGTCAACCTTTTGAGCACCCTCTTTTTGAGGAAAATGTTAAACAAGTATGGCCAGACATAGATTTAAACAATCTTCCACCTGACCTTGCTCGATTTGAAAGAGTTAATCCGCCAGTAGCAGGAACATATGAAGTTCTTGATGGTTTTACTTATGATTTAGTTGATGGTGTTTATAAAGATGTTTGGCATCTTCGCCCAATGAATGATGCTGAAAGACAAGAACAAAATGCAAAATTTACTGAATCATTAAATCAAGGTAAAACATATTTATTGCAAATAGCACAAGAAAAAATTAACGAAGTAAATGATGAAGGAAAAAAAGCATTACAAACATTTATCAATGAAATAAATGCATTTGTTCCTGAAAATTTATCAAAATATAATTTACCTTTATTACCAAAATTTGATGTTAATGGTAATTTAATAACATTGAATAGTTCTGGTTCTGCTCCTAAAGTAGTGGGTTAATATGTCTTCATACATCAATATTCATTCGCTTGCTTATCCCTTCTATGAAGGCGATATTCGTTTGTTGCACCCTGAAATCAGAGAAGATCAAACAGGTGATACATTCCCATGTCCTCCTGAATTTGCATTGATTGAAGATACTGCGCCACCAATTTATGATGGAAATACTCATTGGGTTCAAAAATCCATGCCATTTAATATAAATGGAGTTTGGAAGTATCAATGGTCAATTATTGAATTAACTGCTGAACAGATTGCAAGAAATCAATTGGGATTGGAAAAATACAATGAAATTGAGGCGCTGATAAATGCTCAAAACAATCCCACTTCATAATATTGGTGATATTCGTGGCACTATCTATGATTTTGAAAAGTCAGGAGATATTTTGCCTAAGCACGTTCATGATGCCACAAACATTCACATCACAATTGTTGCCAAAGGAAAGATCAAGGCTTACTCTCATGATTGGAAAATTGAAGCTGATGCAGGCAAGATTTTAGACTTTAGAATCGGCGAGCCACATGAAATCATGGCGCTTGAAGATAATACAAGAATCATTAATATTGTAAAAACAATGGGCGGTGTGCCCAATGAAATTCAATACTTGGAGTAAATCATGGCTGAAAAATGGATTCAAAAAGCAATTAAGAAACCCGGCGCTTTGCGTAAAGAGTTGAACGTCAAAGAGGGTAAAACGATTCCTGCAAAGAAGCTGGCGGCCGCTGCGAAAAAACCCGGGAAACTGGGTCAAAGAGCTCGTTTGGCAGAGACCCTAAAGGGTATGAAGAAGTAATATGTGGATCCCTTCACACTTGTCGCACTTGCAAGCGGTGCTTTCAAGCTCTGCAAAGACGCTTGTGAAATGTATAAAGAAGGGCGGCAAATCGTTACTGATATTGCCCATGAAGTTGATGGAGTTGTCAAAGACGTTAAGGCAGTACAAAAGAAAGCCAAAGGGCTTCTTGGGTTCCTGAGTGCTGTATTTGGCAAGAAAGAGGAAGAGCAACCACAAGTTGCTCAACCCGCCAAGAAAGTCAAGAAAAAGAAAGAGCCACCGCCAGAGTTTGATGAGAACCTCATTTATCAGCAAGTCAGTGATGCTCTCATCAAGTTCTTCCAAGCGTATAACTCGCTGAAGAATTACGTTAAAGAACAGGAAGAATTTGCTCTCCATGCAAATAACGACGAAGGCCAAGAGGCCGCAATCAAGATCACGATTGCCAATTTGCAGATGGAGAAGTTGAATCAGGAGCTGAGTGACTACATGGTGTACCACGTCCCACATGAATTAAAGGACTTGTATACTCGGGTCAATCAGCAAATCGGTCACATTGCCAATGTGCAGGCGCTTGCAAGACGGGAAGAAATGCTGAAGGAGCGTAGGGCAAAATGGCAACGGCGGCAAAAGGCAGATCTAATCAGGGGAAGAATGGTGGCTTCAGCAATTACAGTGCTGATGCTAATGTGGATATGGCTAATGATTCTCAGCATGACACACTCGCCATCCTACTGATTGTTGTTTTATTGGTTGTTTTGTTATTGTTGATTCCGCTGATTGCTTGGATGTATGTGGATGTAAGACAGATGGAACTCAGGGTTAATAAAGCTTTGACAAGGATTGAAGGAAAATGAAGTGGTTACTTTTAACTCTTTTGTTGGTGTCCTGTGAAGACCGCTACAGATACCATTGTCAGGACCCTAAAAACTGGGAGCAAGAGGACTGCAAACCACCTTATTGCGTGGCTGCGCAGAATTGTCCAGAATATTTCAACAAACCGAAAAATGGCACACAAAACCCCTGAACAACTGGACTACGAAACCAAGTCATTCATTCTCAAAACCATGTGTTTTGTGATGGTGATGGTGGCAACGCTTCTTGCCTACAGTATTGTGTTTACTGAACAGCCTTTGTTCATTGAGGCCCCTGCGGATAAAGCCATCGTTGCAATTTTATCCATGACGATGGCGCAGATATTCACAGTGCTGAGCTTAGTATTGACAGGCAAATCTCCAACGCCTCCCGCACCCATACAACCACCATACAATCCATGTATGGGGCAACCCATAATGGGGCAGTCTATAGGGTATTCCCCTATGGCCACGCAATTTAACCAAT